CTGACGCGCCGGTTGATTATTCGTCGCAAAAACCGGGAAATATGCAGCGAGGGCGCAGCCGATTACTCGATTGCGCCCTCGCGTTGTGATCTATGATGATATTGATTAGAGCCTGAACACTGGCCGACGCCTTACCTCATCGAGTGCAATGGCTTCGGCATCAGCCTCATCTGTAGTGGCGATATGCCAGGCATCCGTGCTGCTGTTGCTGCCTCCACTTGCCGTATCGAATACGGTTGTGAACGATGATGCATTATCGAGGATGTATTGTTTCCATGCCTCACTATGTCGATCAGCCCAGATGGCGCGTGGTATGTATAGCCCTGCTGCTGATCCATTTGGCATGGTGCGGTTGACCTGGGCTTGCTCTCCGAACTCTTCCGATACGAATACCCGACCACCACCTAACTGGATCCAGTGTAGCTTGGTGGCTTCTTCCATGGCCTTGTGTGCAATAGCCTTACGCATGATCTCGCGTAAGGCTTTCTCTTCTGTAGTCAGTGTGCCTGCCAAGTGGCGTGACAGGAAGCCTGCCCAGAACGTAACAGGCAACGCCTTCTGTACTGCATAGGTCTGCACCTCGGATATGATAGGTCGTAAGGCCTCGAATGTATACCGGTCACACTGTATGTGGGTAAGGCGCCGAAAGTCCGACGCATAGTTAAGCAGTGGGGTGCGATGAACCTTAGCCTCTTCCGATGCAGCCCATTCTGTATAGGTCGCCTTACCATCGTCCAGGAACTTCAACATAATCTCCAGGGCTTCATAGCCCTTTTCCAAGCAATCCAATTGGTATTGCTTCTCCTGGTAGCGGTAGGCAGACTTCCGATCTTGTGTTTCTATCCGGTGCATGCCGCTCTCCCCGAATTCAATCCCTGCTATTTTACTATACTCATACAGCGTAAGCAATGCAAGCGGGCGTTTTATAAATGGCAGTAATGCCGTTTGAGCAACACTAAGCGACCCAGATAACAGCGCGGTATATTGCGCTTGTCCCAGGTACGGCGTAATGTGCCGCCGTGCTGCCTCATAGATATGGGATGCCAGCGAATCCAGTTCAACCGATTGGTTGATCCGGCCACCAACGTATTGTTTGAAGTCAGCGAAGTTGCTGAACAGTTCTGCCATGATGTTGGATATTTACCCGCTTCGATTGTTTCGGCTGCGGGAGTTGATTAAGAAGTGAGCGCATATCTTCATTAAGGATGTATGCTTGGTCCAGTAGGGCGCTTGCGCGTTCGCTGATTTTTTGGGCCTGGCTTAACAGTTGATTCATGTTTTGTATCATGGTTCTTTAATTGTGCGATCAAGGCCTTCAGGGTTTCATTTTCTTGTTTCAACTCTTCAATAACCTTTTTGGCTTCATTGACTTGTACCGTTAACTGATATCGCATTTCCTCCATTTCACGCAATCTATCGCTCAGTTCTGATATTTGGCGGCTAGACTTGTCAACTACCAGCGATAGAGACATAAATTCATCCTCTACCATTTTATTGGAGGCCCGGCGATATTTCTGCCGGAATAACAGGAGGTACATAATTCCGCTTCCACTCAAAAATGTGAGGATGGGAATCGCATCGTTCAGAAATTTTAGCATGAGATTGCATGTTTTGATGGGGGGATTAGATTATTTACCTGGTGCTACGTTAAGCGTAGTTTTTGTAGGCAAAATGCCTGTTTCTTGCTGATTTGTGGTGGTATGTACGGTATGATCTACTACGAATGTCACACCCCAGCCATTATAGCGGCTGATCCAGTTGAGCGGTTCCAAAATGCGGCGCTGATCGGGTGTATTAAGCGTGATCATAAGGTTATACGATTCCCGCTTATCGCTGCCGGATCCGGAGCCCATTTTCCCACCCTCAGGAGCCAGGCCGATCTGTGAAGGATCTATGCCGAAGCCTTGCACGATCTGTGCATCGGCAGCATAGGAATCCGGTACCCAAGTGCCAGATTTTGACTTATCATCTACCGGAATAATGTTGATTTTACCCATGGCGTTGCCAGTAATCTCGTTTTCCTTGAAAACGTATGCGATGCTCTTTAATCCAGCTTCAGGACCGGCCAGATAGGTATTGATTTGGGCTACTTTCTCATCAATTACCCTTTGGCGCTGCGCCTGATCGTATGTGGTCCAATCCGGATGCCGGATGATGAAGAAAATTTCAGGTATCTCAATGATGTACTTCAGCGAGATCTGATTTGTCTGCATACCATGCACAATGAGCGGCACTTGAGCCGAAACATCGAGCCAGCCCTTATTTTTGAACAGCCCAAGCCACCAGGCGCGCGCATAGTAGATCATACCAGGCGTTGGGAAGCGGGTATGCCATGCAAACTTTCTGCCCTGCAGGGCATCAAGGAAGTTTTGGCGGTCATACCACTTATACAGCGGGATTGCTACCCGTGTAGTATCATCCTGCGCGGTTCCAAATGGAAAGTGGTACGAATGCAGCAAGAAGTCAATCTGGTTACGGCCATTTGCTTTGCTCAGGCGCGCATTTTCCGCGCCGATGTGATATAAGCCGGTGATTTTGGTTTTATCACGGCTCATAATCAACTCACTGAACGCATTGTAAGGCAAAGCATAGTCTGCGCACTGGGCTGCAAACCATTCTTCCTGGATGCGATTTTCGGCCAACCAATCCTCGATTTCAGCAAATGATTGCCGCTCAACGTTGGGGCCCTTGGCTATATCGGCCGTGTTGTAGTACACGATGCCGTTACCCTGGAGCATATTGATCTTTTTCTCCAGGGTAGCCCCTGCGATCGGGACTGCCTCGATCTTTTTGCGCATATCGGTGGGCAGCAGGTCATTATCACCCCAATATGCCCACCGGGTACCGGCTTCTGTCCAGGTAGGAATGGGAGCGGTTGTTTTGTCTGCTTTTTGAGCACCGGCACCCGTTACGTTATACTCCTGCATAAGTACGCCATCGTGCAGTACCTGAATTTTATCACCAATTTGCATGGCATGCAAGGTGATTACGTTATGGTTGGGCGTACTCATGGCGTGGTTACTTGTTTATTAAATTCTATGATGAGTAATGGATGAATTTTCATCATTGACTCGGTTGGCTTGCCATCCACAAGCATGCGAATGTTGCGGGTGTAGTTCGCTTCGTGGTTAGGATTTTTGCGCGGGGCTTCTTCGGTAGCAAAATAAGAGCGCTCGAGCGCCGTGGGTTGGCGCTGCTCAGGGAGTTGTGCAACGCGATCGGTACCGCCATCGCCCCATACGAGCACGGCTTCAGGCACCTCGATGATTTGCCCAATGCGTTCACGCCGCCGCTTATCGTAGCGAACTGCGCGCAGGCTAAATGGCTTTCCCGCGTGCATGTGGGCCAATACGTCCTTAATTGCTATCATAATGCTGGCAAAAATGGCCGTGTGGGTAGCATTTAGAAAGGACAAGATGTTACGATAAATGAAAATGCCGCTACGGATCGTGTCCGTGCGGCATTTTCATTACTATTTTACGATTTACCCAACCAATTTACAAGTCCAAAAATCGTCACAATAATCAGTTGACTCGAAAATGCTGTATGGTAACCAATAGTTACCATTCCAGCCCCAATCAGCGCCCCAGCTGTTGCGTACCAGGAATGCTTTGCGCCGGTTGTCGTACCCGATGATACATGTAGCATGGCCACCCAGTTCAACGCCTGCCGGCATGGGCATTTTACCGTTTTTGCCAATTTTCATAAAGTTGCTGAGCAACGTCATACCAAAGCAAATGGGAAATCCGGATGCAAGACAGTCTTTTGCTGCATTGATGTCCTGCGGAACAGCTTCATATTTAAGCGCGGGGTGTTGTGCAGCCTCGGTTTTTGCCTGTGAAGATGGTGTAACTGCGAATTTATAGATGTCGTAGGGCCATACACTTTCTGAAGCGCATCCGTTGCGATTTGCGGCCTTGAAAATATCGCGGATATAACCTCCTGAATCATTGGATATTTGATGAATCAGGTCTCGGATATAGTAATACAGATACAAACGGCTGGGCACAGGCGCAAATTTATTTGGAGTGGCTACTGCGTACAATGCCGCGGCCCCGGCATTTGCCGTACAACTGCCCAGGTTTCCCTGATCGAATACTGGTGGCATTTTAGCCAAAAGGTCCATTTTCACCGGCAGTTTTTTACCCTCCATCCGCATGGTGTATGGCACATCACGCGCATCATCCGGCTGCTTTATCCAGCCTGGTACAAATAGGAATTGCTTCATTTTACGCGATTTACAAGGGTTGAGGATGCTTTGAGTTTCACGACTACGCGCGCTGGAATATCAATAATTTCTCCTTTGCTCGGGCTAAATTTCCGGGTAGCAGGCTTTTCGATGCGCTCAAAGGTGCCAATGTTATCCAAATATACTTTTTCGCCAGTTTTGAGTTCTTCAGCAATGATGTCATCAAGGGCATTTAAAATGGCTAATACTCCTTCAGGATGCTGAAAAGTTTTTACGGCAATGCTTTTGGCCAATTCGGCCTTTACAATTTTTTTCATGTTTATGATTTTAGTTATTGATTCTCATCGGCTTTCATCGAAAGCCAGGTAAGCGCATTACTGTAGTGCTGGTCTGCGACCTCATTGAGATGCGCGGGTCCACCGGCAATGCTCAGCAGTACACCGCCCCAGCCATAGCCGATTTCCTTTTGATTGTCCGAAAGAGAGGCTTTGAAAACCTTTGGATATGCTGTTACAATCGCATGACGGCAGCTGGCAAACCAGAACATGATCACGCGCCGGCACATCGGATCCAGTGTTTTCATCATCTTGGATCTTTCGATGACTTTTGCCTCATAGCCGCGCAACGGCATGCGTCGATCACCGCCCCAATTGCTATCTTTCTCTTTTTTCGTTAATGCCCTCGATGGGCGATACAGTACGGCCATCAGGGTATCGGCAAAACTTTCATCCTGTGTTTCCAGGTAAGTTTCGAACAGCGTAAATGTATATCCCAGTTCGTAAATGCTAATGTTGCCAAGATTGTCAGAAGGCGCATAAAGCACTTGGGTTTTACCAAATTTACGCCCTCCTTTTGGGGGATTTGGCGTGTAGTGCAGCGACGGGTAAGGGTTATTGGTCCGGTTGTAATTCAGCGCATAGGTCGTAGCGCCCAATTCCGTTTTTTCGATGATAAATAAGCCACTGATCGTGGCAGTTAAAACCTGGTGCAATTCATCAAGAAAAGCATCCTCACCAGATACCAAAGCATCGGGATCAGCGGCGGCATTACTGATGCAATCGGCTTCCCAAGTGGCCAGCGCAGCGTTATCGAGTTTCAGCATGTATTGCGCCATGCTCAGCAGTTTTACCATGGTAAACGCGCTATGGGTGAACTCATCGCCCGGTGTAGTGAACATGGTTTCATAAAATAGGAGCAAACTGCGCAGGGACAAGTCGTTCCAGGACGATGGAACGGTCACTTCGCGCTTTACGCCGCTTATTTCGATCGTTATTTTGGTTACTGGTACTTCTTCCATGAGTAATTTTTTATAGTGAGAATCGTTTCGACCGTAAAGTTGTGACCGGCCATCACTACGCGAAAGGACGCTATAACTTCACCAAGGTAAGTTTCACAGTACTCAGGCCGTTTTGAGCGGCCGTAACCTCAAAATATTTCACGATAGCCTTCACCACGCCAAGGCGATGATAAAAGGAAATGATCGGCGTGGTCCATTGGAAAAGTTTCGTGAGTTGTCCAGGCGTGAGCGCTGCAGTACATTCCATGGGTGCGCCATCTCCCAGTTCAATCCACCCTTGGTGCAATTGCTGGTACAGACCATCGGCGCCATCGAGTTCCAGGGAAAAGTCGCCCAGGACATTACCTGCATAATCGGTATTCAAATGCGTTCCGAGCATGTAATTGTAGTATTCTCCCTGGTGCAGGCCCCAGCAAAAAAACAGTCTGAAGCCGGCTGTATTCGTTTTGCCTACATCTAGTTCATCGCTATTTCCCAATGCTTTCAATGCTGCTACACGAAATGCAGCACCTCCAATGTAATCAATAATAGGCTGATAATCTGACAGGGGCCTGGCTTCAAATTCCTTTATCGTAACGCCGCCTCCAAGAACATATGGCTCTAAGTATGAATCATCAATAAATGTATCGCTGGTTTCTTCTTTGAAGCGCATTGTAAACCCCTTTTGGGCTACAATCTGCATTTTTATTGAACTGGGCGATACGGCTTCATCTGTGTTCAGTATACGAGCCTTCAATTGATCGCGGCGTTTTTTCATTACTACGCGCTTTTTGCTTACAACAGGATAGACATTCAAAATGTCCATCACACGCAGTACAAAGGTTTGAGCATCAATGTCCGGGACCTGTTTCGCCAAGTCAAACTTTTCAGTAAACCCATTCAGGTATTTCAACCCGGTTTCGTAGCCCTCCTGAAGGGTCAAGTCGCCAGCATAATTGCCATATATGCATAATGCAGCAAACTCAGGGCTTTCATAAAAATCTCCTTCCCACAAAAAGCCCATATTAGCGGCAATTTGATCAAATATGTATTTGATTTTTACCTGCGGAACCTGATTGAATTTGAAATACTTATCATCCCTAGGCTCATTGGCCCCCTTGTGCGTGCCATGGCGATAGTTGATGTAATTTTCGTAGTAAGGATTTTTGGGAACCGTATAAAACTCTTCGTTGCGGATTACCGGCCAGCAATGGGTTTCAGCCGGCGTACTTTCCAGCGCAGTGATATGCGCCTGCAGATTGAAATTGTTTCTTTTCGCATAGGTGAAAAAAGTATTGGGCGCCAGATTGACAAGGGTATGCAATTCTACTACAAATGGGAACATGGTATCAGTTGGCCACAACTCAAAGCTACCTGTATAGGATGCAACACCTGGATAGTCTGCATTGATGAGCGCTGCAAGCGCAGCCATTGCAGCGGGGATTTGAGAAAAGCCTGCAGGCGTGTGGTAATGTGAGTATACCACGCCATTTATTTTGATGGCGTATTCACATGGAGGCGTGGCCTGTATGCTCAGCACCCAGTGCGTTTCAACAATGCGGGGAATTGTAATCACCGGCATCAATGAGCGAATTTTTATCTCTTTAATTTTTGTCAGCCAATTAATCGCTTCATTTTGAAAAGTACTCTCTATCTCGGTTTCGGTAACACTAATGATGTTCAGATAACCCGGCGAAACGGTGAAATTATTGATATATACCGTAGCAGATGGCTGATTTGTACGCCTGCTATCAAAACGGTTGAAATGTTTCAGCGCATGCAGGTTATTGGGAGACAGCGCGATTTTAAAGGGAAATGAAAACACTCGATCGACAAAATCCTTATCAAATGCGGGATTACTTGCTGTGATATTCAGCGATGTATCTGACAGTAACTCCAGTAGTTTATTGTTTGTTTTTAGACCGATCATAGGCAAAAAATGCGATAAAGTAAAGCCCCTGAAACAAAAGCGATACCCACGGCTGCAGGTATCGCCCATTTTTTATGTGCTACACGTGGCCATGATTTGATTACGCCACTTAAATTGAATATCATCAATATGATGGTGATGCACTCATGAATGCTTATCATCGTTTGAAAAACTGACTAAAAGCATCAACCACTGGGCAGTAAGTAGATGCTTACTTGGTTATCGTATATTTAAATGTAGATGCGCTAGGATCATTTGATCCTGCGCCCCACGATATCACATTAATCCAGATGGTCCCACTTGTACTACATCCTGCAGAAAAAGTATATGAACCACCGCTTGAAAACGGATTACCAACTGAAATAACATCGCCCGGCGCAGCGTTTGCATCAGAAAAAGTTAAAACTGATCCTGTGCCTTGAGCCATGCTGGGGAAATCTAATGAAGGAGACGTCCCAATATATATTGTACTGGCAGTTCCCATTATAAAGTTTTCATAACTGCTTCCTGATCTTACGCCTTCTGCATTCCCAGTTGTAGTATTAAATCGCATTACACCTACTGCCCCAGTTGGGCGTTGTGCTGTTGTTCCTGAAGGAAATCTAGCGCCTCCTGTCCCTGCTACATCTAATCTATATAGTGGGTTTGTCGTACCAACTCCTAAGTTTCCAATTCTGTTTATTTGTACGCGCTCAGCTGCAGTTGACGTCCCATCTGATGTATAAAAAGAAATTTTGCCGGAATAATAAGTCGAGGCTGTACTGTCGCCTCGGAATTGGATAGCTGCCGACTCTCTAAAAGCAGAGCTATAATATGCTTGCGCATGAATTGCGCCTAAATAATCATAATTGGTTGTGCAATTCCCCCCTAATACACTTGATCCACCTCTCGATAATATAACCGAGCCCCCCTCCACTGTATTTGACGCGACACTGTTACCACTTCTTAGGAAAAGTGTTCCTGAAGAAGATTGCGCTTGCAGCCCGGCATATCCCCCATTATTACCAGAAGTGTAGGTATTAAGGTTGAGCCACGTATTGGTGTTGTCATAGGTAAAGTTTCCACTATTAGAAAGCGAATTTACTCCTGAAAAATAAGGTATTCGATTACTTGCACCTGAAAATGGGAACGAAGGAGCCCAATCTGTACCAGTCCACCCTAAAAAGTGTCCAGAAGAAGCGCCCATTTGGTTGATTTTATAACCCCAAACTGACCTATTGGCTAATTTACTTGAGTCAACCGCATTTGACGCAATCTTTGCGGCTGTCACAGCATTGGATGCGATCTTTGCGGCTACTACTGCTCCTGAATTGATAGTCCAGTTTGGCGCTGCGACTGTGATTTCACCGTATACACCATCCGTAACGCTACCCGATATGTCAGTCCCCCATACAAGGGAGGTGTCTGAGCCCGCACCCATTTTTATAACTTGACCTGCGGAGCCGGGCGGCAGGTAAAAAATTCTGTCGCCCTTATAAAAGGCAACGTATGGCTTGGTCTTAAATTGCCGAGGATTCCCATTTTGCGCATTAGCGCTAACGGCAAATAAAAAAAATGCGAATAATAGAATGTGTTTCTGCATTATAGACTAAGGTTGAATTTAAGAGCATAATAACCTTTCAGGGCTGCTATTTCACTAGCCTTGAGCCCCCTAGGAATTATGAGCAACTCAGTGATCTCTCCTTTGAAGGAGAAGTTCCCCGAGTTCGCACGGCCAATTTTAAACGAACTAGTATTACTGGTAGGCGTTGCATTGGTTTGCGTATTACTAGAATACGTATTTGTTCCAATGAACATCTTAGCACGCTGCGAGGCCGTTGAGTTTTCTGGATCAGTGAATGTACCGATCATCCCCCAACCTGTTTCGCAATAACCATTAAGGCTATTACTTGAACTTACTGCTAGGTTGCTGCCATTACTGATCAGGTTTACCAAGAGCCCATTACCTGGCGAACGCTGGTAGTAAAGCCCATATCCAAGTTGGCTACTTCCGACCGTTCCACCTAGCAGCGGGCAAACTACGCCGTCCGCCACCAAGGTATCTGCGAATTTGACCACCATGAATATGGTAGTTGAATCCTTGTGGATGAATGATAAATCCGAACTTGTTCTGATTGCCCACTTTGATGTGCTAGTGTCGGACACTGCCACACTAAATTTGAAACTCGGACGGTAATTGATCCCTATTGATTTCCACTTCGGGCCACGGTTGACGGCACCTGCTACGAAGTGCCGGTTGTTTCCGCTCCAATCATGGAGCGTATCTACCTGCTGATTGTTGGTATACTTAGTTTCTTTCCCTGCATCCAGCCAGACGGCTGGTGATAGAGTGAGCGGAAATTCTTGGGCACTCTTAAACACAGCCGGGCATTGCCCGAATATGATTGTATCGTTTTTAAACCATCCTGGGGCGGCGTAAGCCCCCCAGCTGGTATCCATCTCAACAACGTCGCCAAGGGCGTTGTTGCAGTATGCTTCTCCATTTGGCCACACTGTTTTGGATGCCGATGGTGCGTCTATTCTTAGGGACAGCAATTTGCCGTCCTGCCAACCCGCAAGTTTAGGAATTACCGTTGTTGTAGATGTGGTTTTTTTAAGGACTATGTTCGAGAATGAGCCGTTAAAGACAATTGTGTCCTTATTGAACAAAGCCAGCCTATTGTAGTCCTTATTAGGCAACCAGCCGTCTGATTTTCCGCTGATTGCAGCCCATAATCTTTGGCCAAGAGTTACATGTGAGGCCGCATCAATATGTGAACTATCGCTGACGACTGTTGCATCGTCATTTCTGACGACATTCGTCCAATCGAGATTATCACTTGCAAATTGGTTAAACACATAGTTCGCCATTTCACCGTCAGGGCGTTCGCCGCCCCACAGTGTCTCGCCAGCAGAAAGGACGAGACCTGTGTTAATTTGACAGGCAAACACTTTACTATTCTTATTCCACTGTGCTAAGTTGCGGAATTGATTCATCACAGTAAACCAGTCGCTTCGATACTGCTTTTCAGTTCGAAACGTCCATCCGTCAGTTTCGCCCTGGTACCACACCAGGGCATCGATACGAGGAATACCGCTTGCACTTATTCTTTGCGAAATCGTGTCCCATTGGGTACCACCCGGCGACAACCAATAGGAAATTTGCCGACCACCAAGGCCTGCGTAAACGACTCTGGTTAGGTAGCCGTCTTTCTCAGCTTGCTGGCCGAGTGTGGTCATATGCCAAGCTGTCCTTGTGGACAACCCGTTCATCCATGCGAAACTCCCATTAAAGGGGCGAGTCCAACTGCTCGTGTTTGGGTTCCAGATGCATTGGTATGTAGACGGCACTGTATCTGCCGGATTGCTTGTGGGGCCGCATCGCGGGGTACTATTCGATTGCCCTGCGAGTACGATGTATTTCGGCTCATTTACCGAAAATCGTTTTTGAACCGGGTCATAGAACCCGATTTTTCTCCATCCACCTGAAATGTACGCTGAAACCAGACGAATGCCAGTTCCGTCGTAGTTTGTCGTTGCGATCCAATTCTTAGTGGTATCCGAAGGGGCTGAGGTCTGTATGACCCAACCTCCACCGCCACCACCACTCGATGTGTTGTCGGTTGCAGGAGCCCAAGCACTACCATTCCATTTGAGTACTTCATTGGTATTAGCTCCAGATCGATCCAGTTTAGAGACTTGAATATTGCCAGCTAAATCCGAGTTATTTATTGATAATGCCTTTACTTTAGTAGAATCTACCGCATTTGCAGCAATCGTTGCAGTAGTTGATCCTGATGTCTTGCTTATATCACCAGTTAAAGCATAAGTATCTGCAACCCATGCTGAAACTGCACGATCATACCTATAAAATGCGCCATTTGTGGTGTTTTTTGCCCAAAATGGCCCATAATTCCCATTCGGCGTAAACATGGGTAATGTCCCTGCACTTGCAGTATATAATGCAACTGCCCGCATTAGGCTGTCGGCAGAAATTGAACTGCCTCCAGTATTGTCATTGGCTGGCGCCCAGGACGATCCATTCCATTTGAGTACCTGCCCACTGCTTGCGCCTTGCTGCGCAATATCAAGAGGACTTCCGGATGTACCTGATCCGGATAATCTGCTTGTTTTAGCAACAGCATTTAAAAAGTTTTGCGCAGAAATATAGTTATATACCGCTTTTGCAGTAGGAGTTTGGTAATGAGTTGCCGCATTTGAAATGCTTTTGAGAACACCGGAAAGCGTATCTCCTGTAAGCACCATTTTCCCTTTAATGCGCATAGTTTCTACTGTTGTAGTTTGCGCTGAAATAAATCCGGCCAAACACAGTAAAAACAACATAATTCGTAATTTCATCGATAATAAATTTTGACGGTTAATGTCCCTGAAAATGCGCTGAAATAAATTGTTCCAGCATTTTTAAAATATTTTTCTAAAATGAAAACCGAGCCATTGGAATCATACGGCTCGGAATTAAACAGATCATTGCCTCCTGAACTGGTTCCAATCGAAACAGTACCTGATCCGGAACCGACGACTACAATTTTTTCCAAGAGTTTTCCTGCAGGTATTGCTACACTCGGTGCACCGCTGGTAATTGTCGCTGCAACTGGATCTGAACCACTGATAGAAATATTTGCCTCTATCCACGCCAACAGCGTATCAAGTGTCATTGCACGTGCAGCAGCAGATTGCCCGTTCCCTCGATATTGAAATGGAATACGGGTATCGCTGTATAGCGTATTTTGAAGTGTAAATGTGTCAACCTTTGCCATTTGGCTAAAATTTATGGTAAACCCCAAGGCATTGAGAATGTATCCATCCAGGCATTTCCAGATGGATCCTCCCATGCTTCCGTAAGGGCGTTTTGCTTGAAATTAGAGTAGTTACGTTCGTCACGGCGAGGCTTAGCCGCGAATTGATATGCATGTAAGTCCCGGTTTGTATCCGTGACTTCAAAATCATTGGTGGTAATCAGCAATGGGATATATCCTTCCTGGCTTACATCATATACTGCCGATGACATAAGTAATTCCTGTAAGGATTCCGCTTCATCACGCCGACAAAATCCGGTTCGGTATGTGAAAGCATTATCAAACTGCTGCGCATATTGAAAGCGCTCTGTTGCAAGGGAATTATAACCAGGTAAAAGTGATCGCTCTGCAACCGAACGATCTATGTTCAGTTTTTTCCCATACACACCGGTACAGCGCCACACATCAGGCACGCCAAAACTATTCAGCCAGCATACAAACCGTTCACTACGCTGATAATCCCGATTGATATAATAAGTGCGCTCAGCACTCAGCGCCGTGAATGAAAAACCGCTCACCTCAGGATCATCAAAACCTACCTGTACTGTGTATCGATACGCCGCATCATGGTTCTCAATACCCAGTGCTGTGGGGCTCACTGGAATGATGGCCGTTTCTTTCCCTTCTATGAATAAAGTACCGGAGGTGTATCGATAAATAGCCGAACTGGCTGCATTGTCATCAATGCTGTACCAGATCACTTTCACAACGGGTTTCACGGCAATGCCGTAGTAATTATACCAGTTCAAAAACACCGGCTGCTCAAGTACAACCTGCTGATCACCTGGCATCCAGGTAAGAAAGGCATTGTTGTCATCAATCGCAGTCAAGTAGTCAAACAGGCCAAAAAGCGTTTGGCTTACGCCGCCATCCATTACAAATTTGATCGCGCTGTAATCCCAATCCTGCACCACCACCGGTGATCCGTACTCCTCGGTCCAGCGCACGTAGTATCGGCGCAAATTGTCCGCTCGAGTGATCTCATCGGTACTCCATATAGGTACAAGCGGTTCTATCCGCTCTGCCTGGCATTGCCCTTCCAATACGCTGCTGATATCAAAGTAGCAAAATCCGGTGCCTGGCTCTGGCAATCCTTCCAGTTGTGCAACCTGCTCATAAGTGCCACTTTTATACTGCGTTTCAAAAAATACTTCGAAACGGATCTTGTAATTATCCGGCGTCATATCATCGGTAGCAGTGTGATCCATGATAGCAAAACCGTGGGTATTGGCAACAGAAAGTACCCATCCAACAACTTCAAGGGCTTGCACGCGCAGTTTTAAACTTCCGGATACCGATACAGAACGTACTGTAAACCAAGGTGCAATGCGCGGGTGTTGCTGAATGATTTGCACCACTGTTGCCCAGTAATCGCCATTGGTTCCCGTCCAGGTATTGGTGGGAAGTTGATTGGTACCACTATACAGGTTTGCGGCCGTAAATACTACAGTTTGGCTCGTACTGTCGGCATCGGTATAGGTAATCGTGACAGTTTCACCGGCCGTAAAGCGATCGCTGAGTGAATAGGATAGGTCCGTATAAACGCCCATCGCATCATACGAGTCGCCACCAATCGTTTGAGCGGCGCGAAACTTCCAGATGCATTGGTTGCGGGCAAAGCAAATATCGCCCGGCTGTGTAAGCAGTGCGATTGCCATTATGGATAAGGTGTTAAGCCTCCATCATTCCATACAATGTCGGAGCAATCCGCATCGAGGCCACGGAAGGTGGAAAAATCAAATAAATACATCAACGCGCCGTAGGATCCATCGCCTTCTGCCTGCCAAAAATCGCCTTGAACTTTTAAGTTATCTACGACATCAATACTTCCGAAAAATAGCGGGTGCCCATTGCGACTATCGGCCACCATACGCGCGATAAAGGAATCTCCAAGTTTTTCAGCATCGGTGTAAGCGTTCAGTAAATCGGTGCTGGATCCTTCGCGGCGGCTGTAAAATTTGCCAAACACCAGGCCTACCTGGTAGTTTTTTACTGCTTGCATTTGCTGGCTGCGCATGGTCATGGTGGGCAATATCATGCGTACAAAGTAATCCTTCGGCTTTATGGCAGTGCGGAAGTCCGAAAAGGCCTGTTCGTAGGCTTTCAATTCAAATACCCGTGCTCCACTGGCATTGGAATGCAGTAGCAGCGGGTGCTGCTCGCACAGGTACTTGTAGTAGTCTGCTATGTTGGAAAGATACTGCGCCATCGGTGCAAAAATGCGTAGGGACACACTTGGCAGAAAGGACACAAAACAAAAATGCCCAGGCTATTACAACCCGGGCATCTATACATCCAAACCAATTATTGACATTAATAACCGCTTACCTGGTAACTGAATATATAAGCGGTGGTAGACAGCGCGGTACCTGAGGCATTAAGCGTGAATGCACCGGCAGTACTATCCGCAAACCATCGGGTAGCACCGGCACCCGAATCGGGATCATAAGCGGTAATACTCACAACGGCTTTATTGGGATAGGTTACCGGTAGCGTAACCGTACATAGCAATCCAGTTGTTGTTGGTGTACCTGCAGGGGTAAGCGTAATTAATCCGGCTGTTGCATTCCCTGTAATAGATACCGTGGCGCCCACGCCTGCAGCTGCACCTACAGCAGCCGTGGGTACATCGCCCACGCGCATGTTGTAATATTCTCGCAGGAATTTTTTGCCACGTAAATAAGCCAGTTTATTACTTGCGCCTGTCACTCCGGATATCTTAACAGAGTCGATCGATTGCGAGTAAATAATGGATTTACTTTCTTCATCGTACACTGTCAGAAATCCATTGCTGCTGCGATATCTGTAGCCAACCTCATCATGTGGAAAAAAGTACCGGTAACCGGTGGTAGTGGTAGCATCTTGGTACCAGAGCGCAAATTTGGCAAGTTTTGAGGTCCAAATAGTTGATCCGCTGATGGTTACTGAACTGGTATCACCATACCACAATCGGGTATTCGTTCCCGTTTCCTTGATTTCAAGTTTTGCCGTGGTTGGCTGATAGATGAGGAAAACCTCATCAACACAATAAAAAGTACGTGCCGAAGCACTAGGGGCGACAATTTCCAACGCGCTCGGCGTGAAGGTTACTGTTTGGGCGCTGGCTGCCACCTGGAACAAAGCCAGCATCAGCGTGAGCGCGTAAAAAATGTTTTTCATTCTCAGTGTAAATTGTGAAAAAATATTGAAACGAGTTTCGATTAGCGATACAAAAATGGCTTGCGTACCATCCAGACCAAAGGACAAGCCTATATGCCGCTCATATTGCTATCGGGCAGTGCAGGACCATAATCGCGCATCAAGTGCGCGTACAGTACATATACTGGGTTGTCCAGGGCATCCGATAAATCAGTTGCCAGTTGTCGGTTAGGGTTATCGCTGCGCTCTTCCCGTTTGTCTTTCCCAATGGTGTTATCGGGCCGCTTTTTCGAGCGCGCGCGTGACATGCTCAGGTAGGTAAACCTGGCGTTTTGCTTGTTGATCCGGAAGCGCGGGAATCGAGGATCCTGCTCATTGAATATCCGCTCCCAAAGTAAATATTTCTGAAAATGATGCGGATTAGTGCCGCTCACTGTCATACGGCGCACTTTCCAGCCGCGTGCACTAAGGTATTGCTCTACTTGTTGTGCCCGGTTGAGTTTCGTATTACCAGTGGCTGAATTACCCGTGGCATCGTAGAAAAACAAAATGTGCGGATTACTCGCCTGGTGTGGCAAGTAGTATTGGTGAAACTCTTCACACACATCATCCTGCGTTTTTCCTTCTGCACCCTTACCGAAAAACTCTTTGAGCGTCCGAAATTCGCCCGGGTATTGCTGGCTTACCGTGATGCTATTGATCGCGGCACCAAAGTCCATCCCGATCAATAATTTTTCACCCGGAGTAAGATCGCTGTCTCCCTGGCAAGTTGCCTTGATGCCCACTGCATCGGGTGTGTAGAACGAATAATTGTAGTTGGTGTAACAGTGCCGGGTTTCTTCCAGCATCGCATAAAAACCACCGCGCACAAATCGAGGCCTTATATTCAAGTACTCCGCATTGAATATTTCCAGATCGAGCGCCGATTTTCTGGCAACTTCCAGATAGTCAGGCTTTAAATTGGCCATGTTGCAAATGCAATTGGCTTTCAAGAACAAATGCCGCTTACCATCATCCATTTGCGCGAGTTCCTCTCGATCGGTGAACCATGAACCAGCAGGCGTGAGCGCGGTACTGCTGGCTTTGATTCGAAAATCGAACCACCGGTTACTACCCAGTACACGGTAATTGCTACCGCGAATACTGGGCGAGCTGTTTTCATCCATTTTTTTCGGGTCCAACATTACCACCTCATCCGCAAATTCGCCATCGGTACTTAGGCCTCGACCGCTGCCGGAAATATCCTGGCTGAGCAAGTGAAAACCAAATCCGGTGTAAAATGTAATAAAGTTGTCATATCGAAGTGGCGGCTTGTAAGGCTCCGGCCATTTCCATTTTGCCGGTGGGCGTCGACCGATGAAGTAATGTAGGTCTTTATACAGCCCTTGCATTTCCAGCGCATGGATATACGCCGGTATAATTTCGGTCAGGAATTTCTGATAAGTCGGTACAATCCACTGAAAGGATCCGCGCGGCATTTCACTTGCAATCACGCGGCTGTATCGGGCAAATACGGTTGTTTTACCCGTGCCCCTACCCCACTCCAAATCCAGTTCCTTCACTGTTTTCAGCATGGCCGTGCTCAGGATGGCAATTTGCTGCGCGGCGTTGTATGGGATGGTCCGGTAGTGTTCATCCACCTGGTCTTTCAAGGTTTTCCAATCACCGCCACCGCCGTTGTGCAAGCGCCCAATGCGCTCCTTGATCATTTCCGAAGTGGTGGGCGGTCTATTCGTCATCGGCGGGCATTTCTTCGTAATTGATATACTCGGCGTTCTTTGCCTTCGCTACGGTTTCAAAAAATTTGGTAATGTCCACACTACCACCGGCCTGCTGAATGAAGTTCATAATCAGGCTTCGAACATCCGGATCCAGCACTTCCACATAGTTGCGTTCCTGCATGAGTTTCTCCAGATCAATGCGATCGGGGTCGTCCTTGTCCAGTCCTGCAGCAACCATATAGGTATTGGTGGCCTTTACCATCGCGTCCGCATCATCGTTTTTCTTCGCTTTTTTGTAAGCATCCAGTGCCATGCTGATTGCGCGTTGGCGGTGTACATCTTTCGGTATTTCGCCAATTTCGCCAAAAACATGGCGCATATTGCGAATGTCGTTGCGCGCCTGGCTGACCGATATTTCAAACTCGGCTTGCAACTTATCCAGGATCTTCATGTACTTCAATCCCTTCATGAAATAAGCCCTGGCGGCAAACCATCGATCGCGGATATGTTCCTCCTTGGGCTTGAGCGGAAAGTCGTAATTATTATCCAGCCAATCGATTACGATCTGGCTTTCGCTCAGTCCGTGCATGCGTTCGCGCCACCGGTATTCGGGTAGCAATTCGGGCGTAATGTCACTTGCTTTTATGCTGGCGATGTTTTTCATTTTGTGGCTTCGATTCGTTCTTTTTCGGCGATTTTAGCGGCTAATTCAGCCTCCAGTTCCTTTCTGCGTTCAAGGCTTTTTGCCTCCGGGATGATCTTGTTTAGTTTGCTGATCCGCGTGCGTAGGCTCAGCAGTTTTTTCAGATCGGCCGCAGGTTCATTCTGATCATACCCTTGTACTTCATATTTGAAAGTGTAAGCAGTAGTCGGTTCTGGATTGCGCATTCGATCATACAGCGCATCGAGTTGCGGCGTGATCGTTTCCATCAGTTCTATGGCGTGCTGGGCGCGATCTTCATCGGTAGTGGCGTTTACCATCAGGGCATGCACATAACTTTGGCGCTTGTGCAATTCCTTTGCCTGTTGGAATAGCGGGTGTGCTCGAAAATCGTCCGGCGTAGGTGCAGGTTGCTGTATCGGTACCGGTATAGGTATTGGATTTTGCTTGGGTGGTTCAGGCGCTGGCTTTTCTGATACTTCGTATGGGATTTTGCGCAGCGCGATGTATAATTTGCCCCGCTCTGCCTCCGTAGGCTTGCGTTTTCTGGCAATATTGTTTAGGTTTTCAGCAGCCGACTTAGTAATCCCAAGGCTGGCAATCGGATAATTATTCATGATATTTACCCCTTGCGCAAACGTCATTTTCTCTTGTAAAAAGTAGTCGTACATCGTCATACTGCAAAGGTTGCAGCACACGGGTCATCAGAAAAGGACATAAAAAAGCCCGCTTCGATGTGAAGCGGGCCCAACGAGACTCATGAAACAAATTCAAACTACTCCTTAATTCCCTTTACTTTTTCAGGTCGGCGCTTCAAGTGCGGAAATCCCGCTTTGATGAGCGCCTCACAGGTGTCCAATTCGATGGTAGAAAAATCTACCGATCCTTGGCCATAATGCGGCAAGGCGAATACAGGACCGCCCTCCAGTTTTTCCAATTCATACTTTTCCTTAATTGAATCAGGAAGTGTATTGGTCGTGGTAAACTTCTCCTTTTCTGACATACTAGATTGGCGTTTGGTTGATCGTTCCAGTGTACAAAGTAGGCGTGCTGGTAATCCAACGAATTGTGTATAAAGTACCACGATCATCCGTGGCGGCAACACCGGTGCCGCCATCCGCCTCTTGGAGGTAGGCTGGATCATCCTTGGTGCCCAACGTATGCAAGGTGCCGTTTTTATCAGGACACAAGAATACGCCTGGGATGTTTTTAACATCCTTCAGCCATTCCAACTGCACCGCATCCAAGCCGACAACATAAAAGGTAAAAATTACCTCCAGTGATTTTGAGCCAGTACCGCCAACGGCCTTGTAACTCACTCCACCCTTCTCCATAAGCATGGGGAAAGACCGGAAATACCCTTTGCCGCTACCCGCGCCGGTGAAAGAAAAGTTACCAGACAACTGGACCGTTTTACCATCGCCAGCCGCGCTGGGTGTCTGGTATGCTGGCCATGAGGCAAACTCTTCAGCGGGCGCCATGTAGCCTGTGCCTTTTATACCAGCGGCATTGGTTAGGCATGAGCCATTGGTTAATTTATTAATTTCACACATGATTATGCGTATTTTGAAGTGATTGGAAAGACTACGCTACTTTTTGAAAGTGAGCGTAGTTGATTTCAATAAGGCGATCCAACACCGCGCAGGCTGCTGCATTGCCTTCACCATCCGCCGCCTCATTAATGAGGATTTGGGCATCGTGAAGTACGCCATTACCATCACGCACGCGCAAGTGTCCGGCATCAAATGCATGGCCTTTGTAGGTGCCCGTTACCTTGGGTTGTGCTTTGCCGGAAGCAATTTCAGCCTGCAAGGAAAGCAGGGCATCTTCTGCTACCTTTTTTTCGGCTGCGGCGGCAGCAATTTGCTTTTGGAGGTCGGCGGCTTCTTTGCGCGCCTCATCCAATTGCTTTTTGAGTTCTTTTTCCTGATCCGACATGATATCTAAAAGGTTGTTTTGTTTTTGAAAAAAACCGAGTGGCAATAAGGGAATTGGCCACCCGGCTACTCATATGGTTGACTTGCTGAAGAATTAACATAAGCGGGTAACCCGCTTACGCTAAGGCTTCAGCGGGTAAATTACGCCTGGTCGTTGACGTACAAATTCGACCAGTACTCAAAGCCAAAGAAGCGGTAGATCACCGCCTTAGCCTTCAATGTGTACAGGTCAGCCTGGAAAATAAACTGCGGGTACTGTGGGTAGCCACGACGCGTACCGATGATCATGTTTTGCTGATTATCGGGAAGGAAAATCCACCGGTTGCTGCCTTCCATGGCTTTCACGCCTACAATCATGCAGTTGGTACCATCCACAGTCAAGCCGCCCATTTGCTGGTTGAGTTGCTGCCAGGTAGATACATTGAAATCGCCACGGTAATCGTAGTAGTACTTGCGCATCCACGAATCGGACATGAGGATTTTACCGCTCCGGCCTCTTACTTCGCGGGGCATGGCCAGCATCCAGTCTTCCAATTTAGAACGGATATCCGATGCGGAATATGATCCAGAGGCTACCGGTACCAGTTTGCCAGCGGTGATAGCGTCGGCAATGGCTTTTTTGTAACCGTTCACCGATTCCAATACAGCACCCGGTACACCAGCAGTAGGCGCAACATATTCGCCTGCCCATGCAGCATCGTTCAAATTGTCGCGGAAAGACGGCATGATTTCCTGCTCGATGATGTACTTTGGGTAAGTCCATTGCATTGGATCTTTCCCGCCTTCAAACCAGTTTGCAGCCCACTTGTCGTAAAACTTTTCAAGTTGCTCCTCGGTGAATTCAAGGTCCAATTTGATCGGGCGAAGGGTATTGTCAACGGCGTCAAAAGCCTCCTGGTTGTTGGGCGTAAATCGGGGCTGGTACGGCTGCAAAATATCACCGGTAGTGACGTTTACCGCTGAGTACATTTTATCGGCCTGTACAAATGGCAACATATTTTCAAATTCAAGCCCTACCCGGAACTTGGTTTTGATTTCAGGAGAAAACTGCACCACTTGCTGATTCAGCATGGCCGCAGTTGCCTCAATGGAGAGTAAATGATTCATATTTTCTTACGAGATAAAAATGTGAGCGTGTTTTGATGAGGTGCGATACTAGATCACACGTTGCATGTATGGGTTTTGGCCGCTTGCCGCGATTTTGGCCAAATTGGCATTGGCTTCGTCTAGCGCTTTTTTAGCATCCTGTGTGCCGATACCTGCGGTTGGAAGGTCCGTTTCCGGAGCGTCCGGCGTGCTGCGCTCAGCACCAGGCTTTGCGCCCAGTTCATTCAGCGCTTTACGGGTGTTTTCCAGTTCAGTTTTTACCGCAGTGAATTCATCGCGCAGGGCTTTGATCGCTTCACTTTCGGAATCCGTTTTTGGTACTTTAGCGGCTTCCAAGGCATCCAGTTCGGCTTTTACCGCAACCGGATCCAGCGAGCCATCGGCCAGGCTCTTTTTGAAATCTTCTAATTCCATGATTTCTTTTTGTTGTTGGGTGATAATAGTTTGTTTCTGGGTACCGAGCATATCACTCAGAACCTCTCTAATACGACCGATAATAGAGGTATCAGCCTCTTTTTTTGCGGTGGCCTCGCTGGAAATCATCGTTTCCAGCAACTTTTTATAAGGCATTCCAGCCGAAACCTTCATCGGATCGGCGGCAGCGTATTCGGTAGTGTCGGATACCAGGCCATCGGTCACGGCTTCACTGTACGTGAGCCAATGATCCTTGTAATCGGCGTAGTATCGGCTGCGCATTTCATCGGCGGTAATTCCAATGCTGGCAGCAGTGGCAGTAATGGCGCTTTCGGTGAACTTATCCAGCGCATCGGCGCATTCACGCATGGTCATAGCATTGCCCGCACACATATTCCAGGCAGGGTGAATCATCAGAAGCGCATTTTTGGCCATGTGGCGCTGTTTGCCACACATCCAAATGTCAGCAGCCATACTGGCGCAAATGCCATCGTTCCAGGTGTGGATTTCGGCGGCGCTATTTTGAATGGCCGACATGATCGCATTGCCATGGAAGAAGTCGCCACCTGGAGAGTTGATGCGCAGGTGGATAACCGGGTATTGCGCCGATAAGGCATTGAGTTCTTTCACAAAATCAATATCGGTTACGCCGGTTTGCACATATTCGTAGAGCCCTGGATCCCAGGACCATTCTTCCCCAATATAACCGTATAAGAAAATGGTTGCCTCGGTAGCGCCCTGCTCGGTGAGCAGTTTGTAATATGGTTTAATATTCTTATTCATCAGAAAACAGGTATATAACCGGGCGATTTGCATAGCGAAACGCCGGTAAAAGTGATGCGGTGTACTCGACCATCGGCACCATCGGCACCGCTATCGAATTTGCTTTCAAAACGTAAGGGCTGTTCGGGCGATCCGAGCAGAAGTGGCTGTCCTTCGCGCGTAACGCGCACGATGAACCGCTGTTGCTTCATGCGATTGCACCAGCCGCGCACACCTGGAATATCCGATGGCATAACTGCCGATAGATTCAGGTTGAAGTATTCGCCCTGGTCATTTTCAACTTGATCCTCATTCCATTGTCCGGAGCCAGAAACGTATGGAATAGTGTACCATGCCACACTGGTAAATGCGGGCTGCTGATTGTATCCTTCCGAAAATGCGCGGATAAACGTGGTAGTATCTACCTCGCTTATCGGTACAAATTCCAATTTCCCTGCACCTGGAAGGGTGCCGGTTTGGCAAGAAGTATATACAATTTGGTAAGACATAGCGCAAATGTGCGCTACCCTACCCTGCTCTGAAAGGACAGGGACAATACTAGCACTGCTGCGCCCACTGGCGTCCTTTGATCGGATTGAGCGCCCGATACTTGCGGGCGCGATACTGCGCTTTTTTCATGGAGTCGTACTCGTAGTAATCATCCAGCCCGGCGCGGCGTAAATATTCGCCGATGGTATCCTGCTCATGTTTGCCCCGGCTTTTGCCGTCCATGACAAGTTGCAGCACATCGTCTTGCATACTGCTGTACAGAAATGAGTTGAAATGCAGCGCAATACGGTCGGCTACATTAAAAATTTCGTAGCGGGCAATTGGCCCGTGTGCCTCAAATCGGATGCGCGCGGTGAGCGCTTGTAACTCGAGCGGCGTAAGTTGTGGATCGCGCCCTTCATCGTAAAAAATGATGGCCATGCTCATCATGGCGGTCAGCATATTGGCAATGGAAGATTGTCCTGGTAAAACGAGCGGCCGACCTTCAATCAGGTGCTCTCTATACTGTATATATTTCAATAATCCCGGCTCAATGGGCAAATAGCCGTCAACGATAATCTTACTCATATTGCCGACAATTTAGAATGATAAGAACTAATAAGTGTTTGACAATTAATGGTATATACAACAATAGTGCCGATTTTTTGACCGACAAAAGGCCCGATATGACATTTCATACCAGGCCTTTTTAAGCAATGAAAAGTGAATGCTTTCTATCCTTGCGCTGCAATAACTTTTGGCTTCACAACGATGTGAAGTACTGGTAGCAATACATTTACAAAAACAATACTGAGTAGTTGTCCCCAGTTTTTGGATGCAAAATTATTTACGAGTTCACCCGCGGTTCCTTCGGGAATGACAGCGCCGTAAAAGGTGGCAATCCATAAAAAAGCACTGGCAATTTGGCCCCAGAAATTGGTACTTAACAGGCTTGCCATCCAGGTACCCGATTTGTTGCGGATGGTTTTGTACAGTGGTAACAAAATGTTACTGATCAGCAAAGTGCCAATCAAAAATGGATTGAATTTCAGAATAGCATCCATCAGGTCGGAGCCAGTATCGGATGGCACGGCAATGCCTGCACCGATCAGAAATACAACCAGGATGTTGAGGATGTTGGCCCAAAAGTTTTTGGACAAAAATGGATTCTTCATGTTGTGTTGATTTTATGGCTGCAATTTGAGGAAATGCGGGGCTGTTGGAAAGGACACTACACCGGCCGTAAAAAATTGGCTTTAACCCACTGATCCTGCCCGATACAAACCCATCCCAATGCGGGTATTTCTTCTACCAGTACCCGCTCATTTTTCAAAAGCGTGTAAGCGATCGGATATTTCGCAGTGGGTCCCTTACGAACATTCAATTCGTCCGTATCAACAATAGCAGGGTGTAGATTGAGCGCATCAAGTTGCTGGTAGTACAGCATTACGTTTTTAACGAATGCCATCCATGCCCATTCTTCAATCATGGGAAGTGGGCATTTTTTGCCCGTCACATCAAAATGGCGTAATAGGTGGGCGAGATCCAGCCCATGTTTGTACAGCAAGATAGCGGCCAGCATAGCGCCATTATCGCAGGTTTCGGTCCAGTTACCATCGGAATTGGCACACAGTTCAAGCCCGATGGTAAAGTAGTTGGGCGTAAGGCGCGTGCCTTGGATCATTTCTTTGCCTGCGGGCTTGTATTGCCCCAGTGGTTTATCACCCACATGGAAGCCTACTTCGGTTTCAGGAAGTGCCTGTATGATGGTATTGGAATCGACCAGGTAATGTGCCGATGCTGGCCGGAAAGTGCCGCCTGGGCCCGGAGCGCCATTGTTGAAGTAGTTGCGATTGGCCTGGGCATTGGCACCTTTCGATTGATTGGCCGTCCAATGCACTACGATTGCTTTCACCTGGCGCAATTGATAATGTACTGGATCGCGCAGTGCCGGGCGCGTGAGCTTGTGGGTAATTAAGTCGCGGATGAAGATAGGTTTCATGCAACGAAATTGCATATAGTCCCAGTGCTGCAAAAGGACATAAAAAAACACCCTTCAGCCATGCGGCTGAAGAGTGTAAATAAACCCCAAAAAACCGTTACAAATGTAAAATTTTTTTATACTATTTAGTGAAAAAGAAATTAAGAATTTGCAGTGTTATATAGCACAATGCTATAAATACAATTAGGAAAAGGATGAAAATTGAAAGAATGTGAGATTATCAAGTGGATTCTGTTTTGTTTTTTCCATTGGTGTGAATGTTTTTGTGGCTTGCGCCGGTTAAATTGGTTTGTTATTCAATAAAAAACAAGCTTTATATTTCAGAAATCTGTTTTTTTTGAATTTCTTCTGCTTCTTCTCCTGTAAATGAAAATTCGCAATCAGCGTTGCAATTTTCTCCAACTTCACATTTGCCTGCATATATTTCAATGCATTCAAAGCCTGATGTTTCCGAAAATGCACATTGATGATGTTCGCAAGAGCCGGTGAATTGTTTTTTAACACATGCCATTGTCTAAAATTTGATGAATGGTTAAAGTTAAACTATCAGGATTAAGCCCGAGATTTTTGATGTTTTCAGCCTCTTTAGAAAAGAGATCCAGGAAATAATCATCAATACGGCTCAAATCGTAAAAATTTCCAACATCAAGAGTACTACGTGATGTTATCACCATTCCAGAAACCGTTTTTCTGACTGGAATTCGAGTTAGTTTATATGCTTTTTTTGCCATTGGTGTGAATGTTTATTGGCTTTCGCTAGTTAAAATGGTTTGTTAAGTTCTTTTTCCAATTGATCCTTTGCGCCATGGCAAAGTTCAATCAGTCGCTGTTCGGCCCGAAAAAGGGGCACAAACGCTACTCCACTGTTTGAGTATATGCGCCACTCGTTTTCTATATAGTGAAGTTGGGCATTGGTCCATCCTTCCATCTTCAAAACAATTTAGCCTGTTCATCATGCGCCCGGCCATATCGACGCGAGCGAATGTGTTGATAATGATCATATCTCAAATGGCAGCGCTGGCACAAAGCCGCCAGGTTATTCATCTCATTATTGCCTGGATCCCGATCCAGGTGTGCGGTGGTAATCACGATGCGCGTAAGCCCGTGGAACTTTAAGCGCTTTGGCAGCATCTTTTCAGTGCTTTCATAGGCGCCAGTTGTTTCAGATACAAACAGTACTTCTACCCAATCGGGCATAATGCGCGTTTGTTTTCGCTGGATTACTTTGAGGTGTGGCGCCTGGCACCATTCACAGGCCCAGCCGGCGCGGGATCGTACTTGATCCGATATTTCGTCCCAGTTAGCTGGGTACAAGTGTTTTCTGATCGGCATCTTCTTGTTGTTGCTCCGCTGCGCAAAAAGCAGCAAATGTTTTTAGCAATGTGGTTTCTTCTGAAATTCCTGGTACCCGATCCCTCACGAATTCCGCCCACCACAGCGCCCGATCATATCCGTGGCGGCGTACCAGGTCGGAGAATCGCCAGGCGGTTATGCCTTGGGCGATGCTGTATGAGGGTTTATAGTGGGGATCGGGTTTAGTGGCTTTTAGCAGTTCGATTTGGTCGGTCATGAGAAGGAAAGTTTAGTTTGCCTGGTTTTTACCGCAGGATCGTAATTGGTCCACAAGCATTCCGAGACTGACCTCTTATTGGTTGACATGGGCAGCACTTTTGCCTTAAACTTGAATTTATTAAGGCCTTTGAATAGATCATTCATTTTAGGGCTGTCATATCCGCTGATTGCTACCAATCCTTTTACCTGATTTATTGTCTCTGCGAATACCGAATACATTACCTCATTCATTTCATATCGGTAATCATCCTTGGTAATACGCGCCTGGCTGTGATATGGTGGATCACAGTAGAATAAGGTGTTTTTGGTATCGTATTTCAGAATGATCTGATTGGCTTCCATGCATTCAATTTGCACCATACGAAGGCGTGTCGCAACATCTTCAAGCCCTGAAATCTTGGACATGAAATTTCTGACAGCAGATGAATGAGTGCCTGGATTGTATGTCTTGTTTTTTGACCACGACCGGTCTTTTCTGGCACCTGCCTTAGCAATGTCCATTTGTACTTTCACGTACCAGCGGCGGGCATCCTCTACCGGATCACCAGTATTTTCCCAGGCCTGTACAAATTCTTGTCGGCTATATGGTGTAAGCAGCAATGCATCAATCAAAGGCTGCGGATTATCGCGCAACACCTTGAAAAAGTTGATAATATCGCCATTCAAATCATTGATGGTTTCAATAGGGCTTGGTTTTCTATTCAGAAGTACTGCGGCCGATCCGCAAAATGGCTCAACAAAGTGGTCCGTTTGTGGAAGTAGCGGCAGGATATTGCTGAGGTGCGTATTTTTTGCACCGTAATAGGCGAATGTGATCATTGGTTTTGTTGTTTTAAAATTTCATCCATCATCATAATGCGCTCCCCGATCCAGCGCTGCACGGGTACCGCCTGGCTATTGCCCAGTACTTTGTAACGAGGTCCATCCAGGCAATTTTCGGCGGGTTTTCCTCTGTATGGAATTCGAGTATAATCATCCGGAAAACCTTGTAATCGTTCGCATTCAATAGGGGTAAGTCTGCGCACGTAGCATTCATCAATAATGCTGTGGCCACCGTTTTTCGCAACATCCAGTGTTGGCATCACTTCAGATGGATTACAGGACTGTGATGCGCTGCTTTTAGCGTTAAATCCTATCGTTGCAAGCCGATATCCTGCATTTCTGCTACCTACCGTGATGGTTGGACAAATGTTTTTGTTATTAATGTCAATATCAAATTTGCCAGCGCCAGCACCGAAAACAAGCATTCCATTTTCAACATCTTGCATCGTAACACTACCGGCACTTTTGCCTCCATGCATGAGTGTTCCGGTTACGACCAACCCACTCGCTATGTCTTGCATCGTTAATCCTCCGCTTTTATCGCGTGAGGATAGTGTTCCGGTAATAAGGTTTTGGCATTCGTTGCCAGATGGGCCGCCGCGACCTCCGGCCCATTTGGATGTAACCGTAGATACTGTTGTATAAGCGCCGGAAGTATCGCTGTTGGAAGCGGCCGTTTGCGCTGTTTCGAACGGCGCAATATGCCCTCGATCGCAAGGCTGCTGATTAAGTACCGCGAAAGGGATTCGGACATCGCCTTACGAATGTGCGACAACGAAGATGCGACGGCGGCGTTGGGGGACTCCGAAGTGCTGAGCGTCCAGCACTCGGTAAGCGAACTCATACCCGAGTTGCGCCAACGCCCCGAAGAAGGAACCAAAGTCCCGCCCCTTGTTGCTGGACAATAAGCCAGGGACGTTTTCCCAAACGATCCATCGTGGCCGTAATCGCTGAGCAATTCCAAGGAAGACAATGGACAGGTTACCACGTGGATCATCCATTCCCTTTCGGAGACCGGCAACTGAGAAGGATTGGCAGGGCGTTCCTCCGGCCAAAAGGTCAATTGGGGCATGGTGTTTTCTGATTTGTCTGGCATATTTATATACAAGGTTCATATCCCCGTAATTGGGAACTGTTGGATAATGGTGTTTCAAAATAGCGGATGCAAACGGGTCTATTTCCGAGAAAAAAACGGGCTTCCATCCAAGTGGTTTCCATGCGGCTGATTCGGCAGAAATACCTGATGCTACGGTTGCGTAATTCATTGTTTTGTTGACTGGTTTATTTACAAGTGCAAGCATTATGAGGCTGATCAACTACCGACACATCACGAATGATGCATCCTTTCCGATTGTATGACCGAAAAGCGCTTCGATCATCGGCATTGTAATCAGCATCTGGTAGCATGGCTTTTCGTTTCCAGCCATTACAAATTTGACAATAGGCAACCCTGCACATTTTACCCTGATTTTGAGGATTATCGAACAGAGTTTGCTCCGTTTTGAGTGATTGTAGAGCCATGTTTTTATTTGTATTTATACTATAGAAAATGAGACTTTTGAGACTTTCGAAATTATGCTCATAACTCATTGATTATCAGCACTTGAAAATCTCAAAACCGTGAGACTTTGGTGAGACTTTAAAAACTTGTAAGTATACTGTTAAAATTATTGAGACTTTGGTGAGACTTTCAAGTATTGATAGTCAATACATTATAAGTAAAGTCTCAATAATCTCAATAATCTCACTCTTATACTTTTTTTTCGCAAAAGGCCAAAAAAAGGGGCTGTACCTAAACATACAGCCGCTCATATTCGCCATGCCGAACTTTCTGAAAAAGCCGCCTCGAATTGTCGGTTTCATTCAGCATTCGGAACAATTTTGCCCGGCTTATTCCGGTTTTTTCAGCAATGGTTTCGGCCTGTGATGTGGTGAATGGCTTACCCATCGGTAAGGCCTTGTAAAAGTTCTTTTCATCCTTGGGTAATTTTGCAATTGGAGTGTTAGAATTTATAATATTGTTGGCCTTAAAGGCATGTAGCAAAAAATACTCGGTCAGGTCAGAGGCATACTGAGCCTGTTGCAACGTAACGGTATGGTTATCATCCGGTGGAAAATCCTTGTTGGTATGAAATAAGCAGGCGTAATGCAGTCGGTTTATGATGAGGCAAAACCGAAGGGTATAGGTCTGCATTTTGCTGTACACGTTCCGGAGGTATTCATTATCGTAGCCCTCCATTCGGTCTTTTAACTTATTCAAATACTCGGTAATGTAATCATCAGCGCTTGGCTCAAGGAAGACCTCCCAGGGAACAGCCTCCCCTTCCCCATTATCTTCTTCCGCTAGTTTGATATCCAGCAACGTATTGAGCACTGGCGCATAGTTTTTCAGAAAAATTTGCTGGGTATCACTGCGCTCCATGCGCTTTTTCAGCTTCAAAACGGGTACATTATCAGGGTACACGTACAGCATTCGTTCTGAAAAGCCATTTTGAGATCGCCCACCCTTCCCTATTTCCTCCAACATTCCGGGCTGGATGGTCCCGACAACGGATATCGCTGGCCAATCAAGCCATGCCTTACGGGTTTGGCGCGATATGGACATAGAGCCACCAGACCAATTGGTCAGCCAGAACTCTTGCTCAGATCCTGAATTATAGCGGTTGAAATTGGCAAACCAAGCGCGTAATTCATCAATATATACCCCTATTCCACGCGGGTTTTTCTGTATAGACCGGGTAAGTGCCTCAATCGTGAAGTCAGAAAACAGGCATTGGCGGTCCTTGAGGTTCTCGGTTACTTCACCGGCTTCTGCCAATTCAGCCTGTGCCTTTGCATATTCTTTGATTGCCTTTTTATTGCGCTGAATGATCGGATCCAGGGCAAACTTCAGTGGATGCGACTTCGCGGATCCTGGTGGCGCCACAATGGCCAGGTAAATACAGGCTGTTTCTCTCCATTCGCCTTGGTAATAAAGCCGATGCGTACGTGCTATTGCAAGTGACGTAGCGGCCAAAATGCTGGCAGCGGTAATATCCGGGGGAAATGAAAGGTATCTTTCGCAGTCATTAATTACCTCACAAATTCGGCTTGGAAAAATATCAATCGGGAATGGCGGTGCTGCTGCAATATCATCATCTTTCAGGTTTGGATTAGGGACGTAGTGGTATCCATCGGCTGTTGCTACGGGTGGCTTACCCGTAAGTGTATCCGGTGAAATAAGCGATTTGAGTGCTGATAATGACATGATTAGAACAGTTCAGGGTTAGATAATTGCAAATTGGTTTTGATCATACTTCGTTTCCATTCCTTTTCAGTCTCATTTCTCAATTTGGGAAACATTGCCTGCCATCCGTATTCTTTTTCGGATAGTGCGCGCTTGGCATATACCAATTCATCAATCCATTGGTGTAACTGCTCTATGTATTGCTGAGTAGCATCATGGTATTGAACCAATCGAATCAGCCGATCTCGGTTCATGTTATACACTGATAGCGATTGTTGGTCAAGGGCTTCTACCCCACCCTTTTTATCAGCAAATTGATCATTACGGAGGTTCATGTTGGCGATGTCAGTCAGGAATACCTGCCTAGCTTGCTCGTAAAGAGTTGCTTCGAAATGCATGGGTAAATCTTGTTGTGGGCTGTGAAGTTTGTCCATTTTTAAGGCCTCAGAAAGGACTTATAGGCTTGCCGAATTTTTATGGAATTGATCGATAATTGATCTCATCCAAAACCGCTTCTAATCGCTTTACGGTTAAATCAAGATCTTCCACATACTTCCACGAAGGGATATCTATTACTTTCCGATTCATTCGATCAATAAGTGATATTCCAAGTTTTTTGTGCAAAGCCTGGATATTATCGAATAATTGCTGTGCTTCCAGGCTTAGAAGTTTATCGCTGATTTTTGATAAATCAGCGTGCCTAATATTATTATTTGCCATGATTTTGAATTGAAAAAGTTGAAAAAAAGCCGGGCAATCTTGCATCACCCGGCGATGCTTAACATGAAAAGTTAGAGTCGAATCCCTGGCGCTTTCGCCAGGGCCCTTTGTATTCGGTTGAAAAGAAAATGCAGTTGTAGGCCTGAACGATGTTCAAGTGTGAGAGGGCCAAGAAGATTTGATCTCGTGTGTGTGAGTACTGCTGCTGCCGAATGGCAACCATAAGGGGGGTAGATTAAAACTAAGATTAAAACTCTGGAAGCGATCCCCTACCCTGAGTTTCCTCAAGGCAGGGCTTTAAACGCTTCAATTGTGAATCATGTGGTGCCGATCCTTTGACCGGCACCGGTTTGTGTTTGTTATTTGCTTTGCCCTGGCTTTTGTGGTACCGGGTCCTTGTATTCGGCGGATAGCGGTATAGGGCGCTTGTATTTGGAATAAATCGGATCGGCGGGATGGCCTGGATTAACTACTTTTTTTGAGCAGGAAGTGAAAACGGTGAGCAAAACCAAGGCAAAACCAAGTAGAAATGCACCGAAAAGCACTATGTATGAGTATTCAGAGTTCTTATCCATGATTGGTATTTTGATTATTGGCAAATACTTCAAAGATGAAAATCATCAAAAAAGCAATTGGCCAGGTTAGGATGAAAGTTGCAAAAAAGAGGATCAGAAACAATAATACCTTATGCTTGATATTCATCGGCTACCGGAGTTTGAGAGTTTTCACTAACAATGAATATCAAATCTGGCATTTGTTCATAAGGCGCTCCCCTTTCCTGTAAAAGCGGCTGTAATGTGCCGGTCAAATAGCCAATAAAATCCTGCGATAGTTTGGTCGGTATTGGCGCATTTAATCGCTGAATTGCCGCCTGTGCGCGTTTCAACTTCGCATGAATGCGATTGGTTACCGTTTCCGGATTTGCATGCGGATTCTTGTAATTTGCAGGCTCTCTCCGCAACTCTTGGAGGTAATACCGCACCAGTTCTTCTGGTGTGATATTAGATTCTGTATCAGCACTATGCGTATGTGTCACATTTACAGCAAGCTGTGACACAGTTGTAGGCGAAACTTTGTCATTCCCTTCATCCTTCGCCTTATCAGGAGAAGGGATCGGCTTTCCCAAGGGCATAGAGGCGTATTTCCCGTTGCTGGAAAGGCTTAACGCGATCTCGTTTTTAATGTCCTGCTCGGACAAGGTAACAGAGGGGTTGGCTGCCATTTTATTAAGCACCTCCGTTACGGCTTGCTCTACCGTTTTCGATGGGGGAGGGAAGAAGCCTTTGGGCGTATTGTACGTACCAGGCTGAGACACAATTGTACCATCAAAGGATGTAATTGCCTTTTTGGGTGATAAAGCGCGGTGGATATATACCGCGAACTGCATGGAACGCCGATTAAAGGCATCCGAAAAAGCCGTCCATATCCGTTCGGCAGCGCTACCGTGTGCATCCAGCACGGTGTAGTTTCGCAAGGGGAGAATGCCGGATTTTACGTTGATACGCACCTGGGCGTAACCCAGTAAGCTAATAAGGGCAAGTAAAGCCGCGCTGATGATCCAGGCATAAGTACCAGCCTGGCGTTTTTCTGAACTTTCTCGACTTACTTCAGAAGCATTCCCATGAATCAGCAATTCTTTTTCAACGGTCAAACTGCCATTATTGGCATCCCTTTGCTTTTGGAATCTTGTTGTAAGGGCAAAAACACTATCGGCTTGTTCGGACTTTATCGGATTGGAAGCGTTTTGTGCCTGTGCTTCCAGGCTGCGAATTTGCGCCTTTATATATTTCCGATCAGCCTCATTGGAAGTTTTGCGCTTTTTTAAAGCCGTTATTTTATTGACAAAAGGTGCTTCGGCTGCTTTGATACGATCATCAAACGCAGACACGATCGATGTTTTCGCATTGGCTTCTTGCTTGTCAATACTCGCAATTAATCTTCCATGCGACTGAATAAGCGAAGTATCACTTTTAATGGCAGCAGGTTTTACAGCAGCCTCAAAAAATTTCCGAGCCCCGAAAACTTCGGTACCAAACAAAATGGCCATGATAATGATGGGAATAAAAATGCTACTATCCGTTTTGTCATTATCATCCATCCGGTCATACCAATAGGTAGACCAGGTGACTCTGAATAGAACGTGAAAAGTAGTCAAGCCAATACCGGCTAAAATGCTGTGCAATAGGGGAGCATCAAAGAAGGTGCCCAAGCCCCATGCGATGAGCGAACTCCAGGCCGCAAAGGCCAGCGCGCTATGAAGCATTTGTAAAATGCCCATGATTACGCCATAAACTCTGCGTTTGGCCGCATGCTTAGAGAAGTATGCGCATTGTTCGGAAGAAACTGGCTGTGACCACATCACGGTCGTTTTTTCTCCGCCATGTTGCGGATTTGAGTTAAATTCCATACTTTTGTACTGTTTTGTGGTACGAATGGACGCTGCCTGAGAACATACATCCATTTCGTACCGGTTTAAGAATAAGGCGCCTACTCATTCGAGTGGGCGTTTTTTATTATATCGGAAGGCAAAGAGTCTCTTGCCAGAATTTCTTTAATTCGGTCAAACTTTCAATATCGCGCCGGTAGCATGACAAACCTTTTGGCCCATGGAAAATGGAGCCATCCAGTTTACGACCGATTTCAATTCCGTCTTTATGGAATATATCATGGATATATTCATCTTGCGTAAAACCGTGATTTGTTGCCCAGGATCGAAACTCTTTATAGTCGTATTTCACTTTGAAGTCATTTTGTTGTGAGAGGAAAAACCGGGTAATTTTCATCGCCCGGGCAAGGATCACCAATTCAATAAGTTATCAATTCAAACGCTTTTAAAAAACATGCCCCGACCTTGCTCGGGGCCACACAGGACGTACGCAAAAAACTGCATCGCTGCTGGAAAAGCCTTCATCGGCCGTTTCTTTACCGAGAGGGTAGGGCACAACTCTTTTGCCATGCCCCGGATCTCCCGTATATAATCTCATGAAAAGACTTGCTCTTCGGATACTGGCGCCACTACTTCGCTTTCCGCCAATAGTTGTTTCCCCTTCTCAATGATAAGTTTGCGTAAATGAGTTGTCTCACCCAGTTTGAATGCTAAGAGAATTGTGTTGCGGCTGACAGAACTACGTTCTTTACGGACACTTTCCTCTAATCGAGCAATCAGCCCCTTGACTGACAACTTGCGATAGATTTCAATTATTTCTATTGGATGTTGCTCCATTATTAAGATGTTTAGTAACTTTAGTACAAATGTAAAGCATTTACTAAATACCATGCAAGTTTTTGCAAAATAAAAATTTAGTAAACGCGTAATATTTTTTGATGACAAACTATCCTGACCGTTCAAAAAGGCTGCAAACCTTCTTTAAAGAGATGAATATAAAGGGAGTAACTGTTGCAAATAAAATGGATGTTAAGCCAACCTATATTTCGCAATTACTTCATGGACATTCAACCGTAACAGCCAGTGTTGCCGTTCGGATGAAAAAATTTTACCCCAAATTGAATTTATCCTGGCTGCTGGATGGCGAAGGAGAAATGCTTGTTGAGCAAATGACTGAATTGGTTACCACCAATGAATCATCTGCTACCTACGGTAATCAAGAAGAGAAGCCATTGTCAGGCCTGGAGTTATTGCTTGAAGATTACGGCCATAGAATCGATGCACTGGAGAATGACGTAACCCTGCTGAGGAAGGAGGTTGAAAAATTAAATAGGGGTACAAAGTAAAGGAGAATTTAAAACAAAAACAAGCACTTTTAAAACAAGTTACAAACAATCTGCTTGGAAATTGCCCTGCATGCAGGCATAAATTAAGATTATTCACCAAAATCATTTTCATATGAAAAAGTTGCTAATTCTATTTTGCCTTTTACTCACTGCTTATACTTCTTTTTCTCAGGAAAAAGAAGCCCGACTAAGCAAGGCTGATGAGTTTTCTAAAAAATCCGGAATACTCTTACAAAGTGAATTTATTAAAATTGGCACATTTAAAACGGTTTCAGTTGAAGTTTTAAAAATGAAGGATTTGAGTTCAGATCAATCAAACTCTTCCCTACGATTTGAATATGTTGAGAAGGGCACTTACACGAGTGATACCAGAATATCAACCATTGACTTTGATGAAATCAGTGGACTGCTTTCATCTATTGAAAAAATTCAAACCAAGGTGATTACCGTAACGCCTCCTACTTATACAGAAGTGATGTTTATCTCTCGGACTGGATTTGAGTTTGGAGTATATTACGAAGAAACTAAGGCTAGCTGGTTTGGACTTATGAAGATCGGAAGGCTAGTAAAATCAAGCGTTTATTTCCATGTAGAAGAATTATCAACAATAAAGTCTTTGATAGAACAGGCTAAGTTGAAAATATAATAGATTGATTATCAATCAAACATCTCTGCCAAGAGGTCTGCCAAAATCGCGTTTTCTGGCAGATATGGTGTGACTTTATGGACAAAGCCGGTGTGTAATTTTTTGATTGCGAGGGGAATAGGTTTATATGGTGGAGGGGCGTACTTCCGGCCTCCGCCACCATATAGGCAACTAAACGCCTAAAGATCATTAAGTTACACCTTTTTTGCCCTGCTGGTCTGCCAAATAACTTGGCAGACCAGTTCAGGCCAAAAAAAAAATGTCCAAACGTGTAGCAGATAGCAATCCACAGTTAAAGACTGGAAAAACATGGTACATCCAGTGGTACTTCACTGGATCGGATGGTAAGCGCCGGCGCTTTCGAAAAAGCGCAACTGAAGACGGCCTCGAATTAAATTCCATTGCAAATCTTGATGTACGGCTGATCGAAGCCAACAAAATGCTGGAGGCTATCAGGGCGAAAGTTTCACCGCTGCCTATGCAGCCAGGTGATGAGTTTTTCATTACCGCCCTGGAACTGGCTGTTTCCCTGAAAAGAAGTGATAAGGTGAAAACAATGAAAACCTTCCGCGAGACTGCGCGGTGGTTTTCTGAGTACCTGGTGAAGTCAGGCCTGCAAACTTTGCGTTGTAAGCAATTGACATTGAGCACGGTACAAGGGTACTTCGATTACAACATCGTTAAGTTAAAAGTATCCAATACTACCCACAATACCCGCAAGAATAACCTTAGAAGCCTGTTCACCGAACTCGAAAAACGTGGGTATATCGCGGAAAACTTCTGTAAGAAGATTCAAAACAGGGTAGAAGGGGATCCGCAGCGCCGCCCATTTTCCAAACAAGAGTTTGAAAAGTACATGCAATACGTTGCGCGGCATGACCGCGGCTTATACCTGTGCAGTTTGCTGCTCGGTTACCTGGCCATTCGACCAGGGGAGGAACGGGATTTGCACTGCGGGGCTTTTGATTTTGGGACAGGAGTGGTCCGGTTTGCCGGGAAGGATTCTAAAAACCGCCGTAACTCAACAATAACGATCCCATCTGACTTGATTGAGGTATTGAAGTCCTTCAATCTACATGAATATCCGGAAACGTATTACGTTTTTGGGAAGGCAAAAGGTCGGCACAATAAGGAGTTATTTCCGAGGCCCGACCGGATCGGAGAGAATACACTATCTGAACGGTTTCGGGTAACCATCCGGAGAATGCAAAAGGAAGGCCTTTTGCAGAGTACAAAAGGCCTTCAGTTATATTCATTGAAAGATACGCTGGCGCTTTTCCTACTTGATTCCGGTGTAGACGTTGTTTCGGCCATGCACCATTTCAGGCAGAATAGCCTGGAGGTTTTCCAGCGATATGTGAAACGGTTGGGCGTTGTGAACCCGATCATCAAGGATCTAAATATCTCGCTGCCTATGAATCATCTTAAAAAAGATGATGGTGATTAGTTATTCATAAAAACCACCAGACGCATTATTAATCGTATTGAATCGATCAAAAATATCTACTGTAGTTTTATCGGGCACCACGGCCACTACGCCGCCGTTGAGCATTTTTGCCAAAATCGCATTGAGCGTTGCAATCGAGTTGGTAAATTCCCGTATCATCATTTGGTCCTGCGCGGGTGCAGATGGCAAGGTTGCCGTAGTTGGATTGATACCACCGGTGGCGAATTGCGCGACACTGCGCCCACGGGTGATGTTGTCGATCATGGCCACGTAAGAGGCTACGCGCGGATTGGCCAGGTCTTTATTCGCTACAAAGTATTCCCGGCCACGTTCGCTGGCTAGCACCGGGCCACCGGTGGCCCCGGATTGAAACAGTACCGGGAAGTTTGGCAGCAACCCGGTAACCGGTGTACCAATTCCTCTGGCTCGGTAGTTCCGTTTGTCGGTCTGACCAATCACATCATAATAACCGCCATCAAATTTTTGTGGCACGAATGCCTTGATGGCCGTGGCGCCAATAGTTGCCACCGAAATACCCGCACGGATATTGGCTTTGGCCAGCTGTGGAGCCGCCAGGGTAAGCGCGGCAATACCGGTTGGATCGAATGGCGTGCCTAATCTCGCTGCTGCTAGGATCGCCGCCTTTTCTTTTTGCAAAGAGATGATCACAGAGGCAATTGCTGCTGTTTTTTCGACTACAAACAGGGCCTTTGAGATAGCATTCGACTCATCCAGCAAGCCTCTAACCAGCCCGGCACCTTCGGCGATCGCGTTGTACTTCTCAATTTCTACATCCTGTTGCGCGGCGGCAAGATCCTTCTCATATTGTAAGCGCTGTTCAGCGCCTTTCTTTACAATTTCTGCCTTTTGGCGCTCATAGGCTGCTGTGATTGCGACTGAATTAATGCCATGCTCATCAGCCTGAGCAAGTAATGCTTTATATTGGGTATCCAGTTGGGCAAGTTGCTGCTGTTGCTCAGTGAGCGTTCCTTCCTGTTCGAAGGCTTTGATATCTTCTTCAGCCTTTTTTTTGGAAGCCGCACGCTCTTCTTTAAACTTCTCGGTTTCGATCGCAGCATCCAACTCTTTTTGCGCTACGGCTTTTGCCGTTTCATAGGCTTTCTTTTCCTGTTCGTCCCGGGCTTTTTCAGCAATTTTCCGGATTACTGTTGCAATTTCTTCGCCTTTTAATTCCTCAAGTGCAACACGCTGTACTGTCGCATCTTTTACGCCTTTCTTCTCAAGTTCAACTGCCTTTTTGATTTCGGCATCATACTTTTTTTCGACATTTCGGATGGCAATTTCAATCTCATCATTGGATTGTTGAGAAAGTAAGTCAAGTCGATATTGCTTTACTTTTTCAGCCAGGGCTTTTTCTTCTTCTAATAACTTCGCTTGCTCTTTGGCGCGCTTCTCCGCATTCTTTGCTGCATCTGCCTTTTTAGCCGCTGCTGCTGCTGCTGCATCTGCTGCTGCCTTTTCTGCCGCCGCTGCCTTTTTCTGATCTTCAATGTATTTTTTGAGCGCCGCTGAATTTATTAAAACTGCTTTCCCGTTTTCATCCCATTGCTCGACTACTTGTGGAAGTAAAGCGCCAATCTTGGCCGTAACTTTTGCCAGCTCCTGGGAATCGGTTGTAAGTTGTACTGATCCTGCTCGACTTCCCTCATAAGCATCAGAAGCCCGGAACTGCATTTTATTTGACTGATCTACTGCAGCCGTAAGTTCATTATAGGCTTTAGATAAATCTGTTATGTTTTGTTTTGCTTCGGTCCCTGATGCGGCATTTATCAAATCTACCACACTTCCAGCAATATCGCCAAGTGCTCCAATAACCGGATCAGCAATCGTTAAAAGACCTTGAAATACTGGTATGAGCAGGGTAGATACTTTATCATATACCTCTTGGAACTTTGCCGTAAGTTCAGCGCTTTGCCGTGCCATACTTCCAGATCCTTCGGCGTAAGCCTTTTGCGCATCCTGGCTTTTTTGCAGGATGAGATCAAGGGTAATACTTGCTTCGGCTTGTTGTTTTGCATTGCCAGTGAGTTTACTCAATCCGCGCGCTGCCAGTTCAGCATCAATTTGCGCCTGCTGTAAATCAATACCCAGGCCTTTGAGTGCATCGCGTTCTCCGAGCAATGCCGCCTGGAGTATTTCTGTAACTTCTTTTGCTGAGCGTTCACCGTTGGACCACTCGGCCAGCGCTCCGGAAAGATTGACCAACTGAGTAGAAATACCGGCAGCGGTATCGCGCTGGAAGCCCATCGGTACCAGTAAGTCCTGAATGCCTGCTGCTGCTGCTACATATTGGGCATTGGTAAGGCCCATGGCAGCCGCATTTTTCTCAGCCTCTTTAGTTACTTGTGGTAAGTACTCGCCAAAAACTGTTTGGGCTTTTTTGCCCATGAGTTCTAGCGAACTGGCATTATTGAATAAGGCTTTACCATAACCGATAACTGCATCTGCAGCAAAAGCACCAGCCGCTACACCAACAAATTTATCCAGCCCAATTTTACCCAGGCTAAAACCTTGGGAAATACCACGAAGGCTTTCATTGTGCTCACGGATAATTTTGTTTAATCCCTTTAATTCAGCAAACTTCTTCTCATATTCATCTGTGCCACGTACCATCGTAGCCAATTCGTTGCTGACCTTTTTTTGCTCAGCAGCAATGGACTTTAAGGTATTATTTACCTCTCTTCCATTGATAAATATGGAAACTTGGCGTGATTGATTAGCCATTATTTATTTGAATGCGGCGGTCAATGATGCCAGGTACAAAGAATTTGATTTCATCTGCAGTAATGTCTGCGTATTCCTTTGCGATTATATCAGCAAGTTCCTGTAATGAAGCATCTAAAATGGGTGCGATCCAAGGCTTAGGATTTGCCTTGGATGTACCTCGATTTCGACCTTTCCCAACCCCATGCTCAAGCCAAATCCCTTGCTTTGAGAATGGGAAATTTATACGATATACATTCCCATAGTTTTTCTTTGGCCTACTGCCAATGCTGGTTTTCAACGGCTTATAATCATTGTCATTTTGAGCCGCCCATATTGCTTTTTGTATGGCATGCTTATCTCGTAGCGTAATGCGGCCAACCTGTTCTTTCATCAGGTTACGCTGCCGCTTTGCCCAGTCATAGACCGCTTCATTTAAATCCTGAAACTTTTCCTTATTATCCATGCTACAAAGATTCAATCGCCCGATTTGAATCAAAAGGACAGTAAAATCGCATCATAGGCAGCATAATTTACCAAAATACATTTTGCTGAATGTCAATGAGTTGAGCCGTTAGTCTTTATGGAAGTCAAATATTTTCAAGCATATTTTTGAATTACGCCCGAA